TTCTTAAATAGTCAATACTTTTTCCAGATTTATTTAGTGTAGCCCAATTTATATTTTGACTTTCTAATGCTTTTCCTAATCTTTTTCTTAAAGCATCTGATAATTTTAATCCACTGCCTTCAAGATTAGCTAAATAATTTAATCCTGCAGTCATACTTCCAAATGATACTACTTGTCCATTATTTAAAACAAACTTACCGTCTTCTCTATAGTATCCACCTTTACCGTCAGCATTAATATTTACATTACCATCTCTATCAATCATACCACCATTAATAGATTGTGCTTGAGTTATTTTCTTTTTAAAGTCTGGACTAAAATCATAAACAAAATCTTCATCAAGACGATTAAATCTATCACTTACAGCATATTTCATAAATTGACCATTTTCATTTGGTTTTAATGAATAAACACTATTACCTCGTAAAAATTTATCCCATAAACCTTTACCCTCTGGTTGCCATCCATTTTCTAAAATATTAAAATAATCATTATATGATTTTTCATTAAAATATTTTATTGCCATTCCTGCCCAACCAAGCCCTTCTCCTTGTTTTTCATTAAAAGGAACTTTTACATATTGGCCTTTACCATTGTCTTGTAACCATCCAAGAGATATACCAGATTGTAAAAGCATATGTTCATTTTGTTGTGCTCTTGTAGGTGCGTCTGTTGAATAAGGAAATAAACTATCTGGATTATAATTAACTCCTTTTGGAAGTTCTTTTCCTGTGCCCGGTTGAAAAGGTTGTTCATTACCTCCACCTTGATTATTATCTTGTCTAAAAGGATTTTGATAATTAGGGTCTGGTACACATTGTTTTAATGTTTTATCATATACATATCCTGCCGGACATGGGTCTGGTGTTGGGTCTGAAGGTGTAGTAGGTGTAGTAGGAGCAGTAGGAAATTTAGGGTCTGGTGTTGAAAATGCATTTGTATCTATAAAGTCTTGCGGTGTATTATTAAATGACCAAGTGCCTGCTGATGCATTATAACTTAACCCTATATTATTTCCTTTGTAATATGTTGTCATTTACTTTTTAAGTTGTTCCCTCAGTTTCAGTATTTCCTGCAGAGAAGCCACTCTCCCCTGCTTGCGGAATACTTCCTGTTCCGATGTTTCCACCACCAACGCCTGTAGGGTCATTTGGATTCGCTCCTGCAGGAGTTCCTCCATCATTGGCCATTGAGGACTGTTGATTATTGCTTTCAGTTTTTGTATTTCCATTTGCCATTCCCATTATTTTTGCAAAGATTGCCGCTTTTTCTGGGTCGTTTATTAATTTTTCTGGTTCTATATCAAGTGACTTTGCAATCTCAGATAATATAGAGTGCCATCTAACAAACGGAGCCAAATTTTGATTTGATGCTACTTGTAAGAAAGTCATTAGTCTTTGTGACCTTACTTCTTTTTGCATCAATGATGTTGTACCTCTTGCTTTAACATGCAAATCACCTTTTACTTCTGGAGACTCTTCATTAAATTGCATATTCCATGCAAATAAAGTTTCACCTAAAGGTCGTAAAAGCATATCATCAATATTTTTAATAACTGTTTTTATACTAAGAGCCGCCGCTCCCATTAACATAGACATACCTGCCGCAGTTCTAGTTGTAGATTGCACGCCAGTTGTACCATGTGAATAAGATGGAATACCAGTTGATTCATCTGCTAACTGTCTAAATTTATCAAACATCATTAAATTTTCTGTAGATGTGTTTGGAAATTTAACACCATGTATAGCTTGACCCGGCATACCACTTTGTCTTCTAAATATTTTACCCGGAAAGACTTTCATATCTTGACCCGGTACTAGCATTGTTTCATCAATATCAAATACTAAATTACCTGCTAGTGCTAAATTATCAATAGCCATTCTTGCATGGCCATTCATAATTGTTTGTGCGTCATCCATATTTTCTGGAATACCTACGCCAAAAAATTGATAAGGGTTAATTTCATATGGACAAACTAGATAAGGTAATCTTGTAGGTGTAAATGGATTTAATACTAATCTAATAATTTGACCATTACATACCCATGCATTAACTTGAACTTCATCCAAATCATCCATGTCATCATCTTCTAATTCTAAACCTGCTTCCATTGCAAGTTGAGTATCTAGTGTACCCCAAAATTCTAAAATCTCGTATCTATTTTTATCAAATTCATCAGTTGATTCTCTATCTTGTAAAGAAGATTCATAACCACGAGCTTCGTAGCTAGGCCCCATATCTAATGAATTACGAATAGCTTCTTTTCTAAAGTAAGGTCTATTCATTAAATCTCTAACTTGAGAACGTGTATATACATGACGTTGTATTACATATTCTGCATCTTCAATAGTAACAGCATCTGGGTCTGGATAAAAATCCCAACATGATACTGATTCTATTCTTGGTACTAGTTTTGTTTTAGGTGTATATTCATTTTGACCTGTTTCTTTATTTTTAGTCCAATTATGACTTTGTTGTTCATAAGTAAATGGCCCTTTAATAATACCTGTACCAAGTAAAGCCGCTTCAAATAAAGCGTGACGTAAAACATTAACCGCACTAGATTGTTCTAGTTGGTCATGAATTAATTTTTCCATATTAGCAGAAGCCATTTCTGCAGGACTAATCTGAGGTTCTGATTTACCATCTTTTGATGAGCCTTCTACAAAACCTGCACTGCCAAGTTCTTTTTCTAAACCACCAAGTATACTTGTAGCACCGGGTTTTAGTTCATTACCATCTCCCGGAAATCCATATGGACTTTGTGGTTGCTCTGGCTGTGTTTCTTTATTTTTAGAAATATGAGCATACTCTGCTATTCCTTCTGGAACAGGTGTAGGTTCTACTCCTAATGGAAATTTTCCACTAGAAAATAAAACTTCAATTAGTTGCCCATATGCCGCAAGAACTTTAGTCTTAGTTATTTTAACAAATACTTTTGATTTTTCAGATTCAGTAAATGCCATATCATTACCATAGACTCCTCTATAGTTTCTATAAGCTCTTAACCATCTTTGCTCATCAAATGAACGAGCATTTTCTGCATCAATAAATTTGCTTTTAACTAAACCTGCAAGACCAGAAACATTATACTGTTCCTTTTTATTTTTGTCTTCGTCTTCTAAAGCTAATATATCGGCGTTTTTTTCTATCGCCATTAATTATTTTCCGTCTGGTACGTTAGAAACTTCACCACCAGAATACTTTCTTAAAATATTAGTATCTGGTTTTTCTTTAGCAGGTGCACCATCAGCAACATTAGATACTTCTCCGCTAGAGTATTTTTTTAGCATACTTGCATCTGGTTTTTCTTTTGCAGGCATAGCATAGTCTTGACCTAGCTCACCTTGTTTATATTTTTTCATAATTGATTGTGGCATAATATTCTCCTAATAATCTTTTTCATCAGCCATCTTATTAAAAGATGCGTCTATGTTATTCTTTTTTTGTTTTGGGAAATCTGTGGGTCTAGTTTCATGATTAGCATGTACAGACATGTCAATCTTTTCACCAACTGGAGTATCTTTTGGATAATCTGCACCAAGGTCTCCCTGTTTATATTTTGTTAATACTGGTTGTGGCATTAACCCTCCTTAATTTTATCTTTTAAAAAATCCATTAGTTTTGGATTATCTACAAATATTGTTGTCAAGCCATTAGCTAACCCATTAACTAATTTCTCTTCATCCTTCTCTTCTAATTCCATATTCCATTGATATACAATTGCATGTAGTATTTCATGAATTAAAGTATTAGCATGAGAAACTCCTGTTTCTTCTGCAGTGTAACCTATCACACCTTCTTTAGCAAAAAACTGCCCTTGTGCTTCATTTGCACTAGCTACAGTTTGTTTCCATTCTTCTAATTTATAATCTCTATAACCTATTTTAATTTTATCTGGTCGTTGCATTAATATCCAAATACTCTGTCTGCCGGTTTAAATTTTTCTTTTTCTGTATATCTATTTGCATCATAACTTTTTGGATGAACACTTCTACTCATCACACCATATCTTAATGCATCATAAGCATGGTCTTCTGCGTGAGTATCTACATCTTCTGGATTATTTTTATCCACTGGTAACATAGGTAGTGTCCTAATTATATTTGTACAATTAGAAAATATTTTTAATTTTGGTTGTCCAGTATCTGGGTCTTTAGATAATAACTTATGTAATTCTAATTTACCTGCTACTCTACTTCTTGGTGACCTATCTGATGGTCTCCACTTACAACCTTCTCTAATCATTGTCTCTGCAATACTAGGGCCGGCATCCCCTCTTCGTGCCCAAGTTGAAGAGTCCAAGATTCCATACCTAACATATTCGTCATGCTCTTTTTCCAAGACTTGTCTTGCAAATATGTCTGCGGTAACTCTTTGGGTATAATGTTCTCTGTATACCCAGAAATTGTTATCGAAGTCAACTGCAATCCAAAGAACGCAAGCCGCAGATGAATAGCCCCAGTCACATGTTCTGAATCTGAGCCAGTTGCGGGGAACGTCAAAAGGCTGAACAACATGGGTAGTAATATCAAATTCCGGAAAAGCCGAATTTTCAAATGCACTCCAATCTCCTTCTAAAAATTGTTTTCTTTGTACTTCTGGCAAAGATGACAACATAATCATATAATCATCTGTTTGCATAAGGTACGGATTGTCTTGTAACTTAGCCGGTATAAATCTTCTTGTTATAGATTTTCTACCTGCTATAGTATCAATATGCACTTGAAAAGCTTTGTTAGGTTCTGATGGGTCTACAAACATTTCTTTAACCCATAAGGAACCAACGTTGCCCGGATTGCCTGTAGCTCTCATAAACACAGGTATATCTGGGTCTACACTACGAAGCGATGAGCGTAAAAAATTATATATCTCTGGAGTAGGATACTGAGGTAACTCATCTATTCCTATCCATGTATAAGATTGACCTTGGTAACGAAGAACATCAGTTAAGTTTTCTGCGTAACCAAATTCAATTCTAGCACCAGATGGAAATCGCCATTCTTTTTCTTGCTCTCTCCATTTAGCACCGGGATATGCTTGACCATACAAACGTTGAGAATGATTAATCATATCTCTAAGTTCTGGCATTGAACGTCTAATTAACAATGCTCTATGATTTGCTTTATCACAATACCTAAGTGGGTCAATTAACATGGCGTAGGATTTACCTCCACCTCTTGCTCCACCATAAAATACTTCTCTTTCTGGTGCGGCTAGAAACTGTGTTTGTGGCCCATCATTAGGTTGAAATATTATATTTTCTTCTACATGTTCTTGAACATTTGGAGGAAGTGTATCTACTTCCTTATCTGTCATAACTGCAGAATCTTTTCCTTTTAGTGCATCATCTGTTTTAAGAATTTGCTCTTTTCTTTTTTTAGCATTATGCAAATCATTAGTAGCTTTTTTAATTTTATCATCTTGTCTTTTGATGACTCTCTTAGCCGCTTGCTTTGCTTTAGTTGCTACACTAAAATGTTTTTTTTCTTGTTCTACTCCTCGTTTTCTTCCGAGGTTTTGTTTTGGTTTAGGTGGTGGGATGTCCATCTTTTATCTATAATTTTTCTTAGTCCAGTATGTGTAATAGAACGACCTGTTTTTAAACTTAGCCATCTTGCTACTTCACGATAGGAACAATTATTTAAATATTCTTTTGCTTCTTCTAAAGCATCCAGTTCTTCTTGTACTGGTTGAATATAATTTGTATCGTCTGCTAGTTTATATCCAAAAGGTATTACTCTAGCTTTTCTTTTAATTGGTTCCATCTTTAGCAGGTAAAATAAATATACCATGAGCTACTTGTCCAGTTATATCTATCTTATCTTTTTTAACAAGTCCTACTCTATCTAGTATTTGTTTTGCCGCTTCCATTCTAATATTAACACCGGGAGTTTTACCATCTTCATCTAATGCATCAACTAATCCTTTTACAGCTTTAGCTGAGTTAAGTGCAAGAGAATATTCTGCTCTCTCTAGTATTTCTTCTTTTAATGCTTTAACTACTTTAGGATATGAATTTTGTGCGTATCCTGCAATCTCTCCTGCTTTCTTTGGACTGCCTTCTGCTTCTCCAAATAGTGCAGTAAGAAAAGTTTGTTGTTGTTCTGTTAATTCTCTATTTTCTTTTTTTGTTGGTAACATTCCATCCTTTTCCAAACATAAAATCAGATAACTCCATAAAAGATTGTCCTAACCCATAAGGGTCTATAATCTTAGAGCCAACGTCTTCTTTGTTTACTTTTTTCTCTTTTTTCTTTTGACCAGTCTGGTGTTTTGATTGTCTTATCTTCTTCACGTTGTTTATAACCTCTTTCTGCTGATTCTAATATTGTTTCTCTTATTTTATCTTCCTTTCCACCCACATCTGATATAACAGATAAGTTAGGAGCAGATATAACTCTTCTAACAAAAGGAGTACGACATGGAATGTTTCTTTTACTAATAGGTAAAAGTTCTTCAAAACGTTCTCCTGTTTTAATATTTTCATATTCGTATAATGGCATTAGTTATTATGTTCGCAGTTACCACAATCACATTGGCCACCACAACAAGAACCTCCATTACTACAATGACATTCATGTCCACATGTATTACAAATAGGCATTATAATCTACTAGAAACCTTTTTAATAGTTTTTTTCATTTTCATTTTTTTCTGCATTGCTAAATCTTTAGCATATCTTATATCTAAAGTTTTTGGATAACCTTTTGATTGTCCTGCAAATAATGCACCATCTTTTCTTGGTTTGTTTTTATTTTTTTTATTAGCCATTATTTTCTACCTCTAGATAATTTTTCTAGTTTTTTCTGTAATGCTTTTATTTCTTTTTTAACATTAGCAATAGGGCCTGCTGTTCTCATTTGTACAACAGTCATTCCACTTCTTGCCGCATCTCTTACATCAGCTCTGTTTTTATCAAATTGTTTTTCTTTAAAAGATTTAGATTTAGTGTTTTGCCCACCACCTTTACCTTTGTATCCTTTTACAGAACTATAGTATGACTTAGCCGCATCTTTTTTTAATTTATCTTTTTGGCGTTTACGTCTATCAGCTTCTGCTTTTTTAATAGCATCATCTTTTTTCTTTTTTGAATTTTTTTTAATTTCTGGCATTATGATTTCTTATGTCTTTGGCAAAAATTAGATGCCGCTTCAACTGACCCAAAACCCCACGCTTTGAGTGCTAGTGCCTTCCTTGTTGGCCTTCCTTTAGAATCTTTCATAGGCCCTTTCATTCCTGCAAATCTACAAGCAAAAGAAACTCTACGAGGATTAACTCCCGATTTTACTGGTGATTTTAAATTGCCACCATCTTTTTTTTCAAAATGTTTTCTACCTTTTTCATTTAATCCACCTTTAGGATTTTGAAATTTTTTAGCAACCATTATCCTCTCGCTATTTTTTTAGCTTTTGCAGATAAATCTTTAAAGTGAAATAATTTTTTAGAATTAGCTGTATGGGTTTTACCACTATGTAATGTACCATTAGCCATTTTGTGCGTAGCACCTTTAAATTCTTTTCCGTCTTTTGTATAATGTTTTACGCCTTTCATGAAAATCTCCTATATGATGCGGTTTTTTTTGCTATACTCTTTGGTTGTTTTGCTACTTGCTTTCCTGCTTTCTTGGCTTTTCTTTTAGCCTTAGTAGTAGCGGCATATTCTGAAGAAGAGAGAGCTTTAATTGCTTTTTCTGGAAGGTATCTCTCTCCAGTAACAGAACTCTTTTTACCGCTCTTGGTTCTCCACTTTTGTTTTCCCCAAGCTTTAAGCGAGCGTTGACTTTTTGCTAGTGCCATTTTTCTTTTTCTTTTTCTTTTTTGCTAGTAATTTAAAATCACCTTTGTCAATCTTTTTATTTTTATTTAAATCTAATTTTTTTTGATTACCTTTTAGCATTACTTATATCCTCCACCTGCTTTTTTATAAGCCTTTGCTAGTGCTTGGGCTTTTCTCGCTGACCATTTACCTGCCGCCGTTCCGTGACTAGCTTGAGCTTTAATTCTATTAAAGATAGCTTTACGTTTTGTAGGCTGTGTATAATTACCGGCTTTATTAACTGTAGATTTTTTCTTTGTCATTACTTTTTCTTTTTAATTACTTTTCCGGCAGGGCCTTTACTTTGACCTAATGTAACTTTTTTAACTTTAGTTTTAAATTTATTTAAATTTAATCTTTCTTTTTTTAATTCAGAAAGCGGCATATTTTTTAATTTATTTAAATAATCTGATAAAGCTTTAATATCTTTTTTATCCATTATGAACCTTTAAATTTTTTACCGGCAGACTTAGTTCTCGGGAAGGAACGATTTTTGCTTGCTGATTTGACTGATAGATTGCTACGTTTATTATTCATAGCATTTCCGTCTCTGTGGTCGACGTCTTTACCATCGCCACGTTTTACTAAGCCTGCCTTTATTGCTACACGTCTAGCTTTATTACGCATAGCCCTCTTCTTTTTACGAAGAGGTGAGTCGTTACTGTTCTCTTGTTTGTAATTACGTTTATAATTAACAGAACTAGGCATACATAGATTTAGACTTCTTGGCTTTCTTAGCCGCTCCCATCTTCATCGTGCCAGATTTAGCTTTAGCTGTACCACCTTTGCCCATTTTTTCTTCATACCCATCATTTTCTTTGCAGGTTTTTTACCCATTTTGCCGTACATAGTAGTTTCCTCCCTATATTATGTTTTTTATTAGTTTTTTAATAAAATAATAGTCTCCTATTTGACTATTACGAAACTTGTGAAACTTTTTAAAGTGTTTTCTTAGATTTTCTTTGTGTTTTTCTTTATCTTCTACAGATGATGCACTATAATATTCTTGACTTGTTTTAATTATCTCTTGTTTTAAGCTGAGCAGGCTAGACATTCTTCTTCATCCGTGGTTTCCACGTATTTTACTGATTTTTTCAGCCTCTCATTCTCTGCACGGAGCATAATTCTATCTTCATACGCCTTATCTAGCTTAGAATATAGATATTCTACATCTCTTTGTAGGTGTTTTACGTTATCTGTTAGTTCTGTAATCATTTCATTTGTTGTCATTATGTTCTCCGCTAGGTAAATTGTGAATAGGGGTACCTCAAGAGAGCATTTGTTCTCCATTGGTAGCAATTAGTTGTGGAACTCGTATTTGTATAGTGGTGAGTTCCCCTCCCACCAATGGAATTATGTATCTTCTATGGCGTATAGCCTTAATTAGGTATTAAAGCGTGTGTGCTATTTTGCCTAATAAAAAATACATGCTCCCTATTATAGTACTTTACACATATCTGTCAACTATTATTTTAAATATTTATATATTTTTTTATTGACAGATTCTGTATAGACTGTATAATGAATTACCAGTCCAAAGGAGGCCCCTACGTCATACCTTTGGTACATACCCCTATACGTGGCCCAAGTAGTTTACACTTAGTTTTATATATTTTCACATAACGACGTGTATATATATAGGGGTACCCCCCATGCCCCCTGCATAGCCTTCGCAAGCTCAGTCATATTCGCCTTGTGTATATCTACAAGGCTCTAATAGTCTCACTAAAGTGAGCCTTAGTTTACTACGTTCACGGATAAAACAATAAATCAAAGTCTTTTCACGTGAAAACTTTATAAATAAAAAAAGTAGTTTCCCAGATTATACAAAAAAGCACACATAAAATTTTG